CCAGGTTTATGGTGATCACGAATCTTTCGTTGCTCTTGGCCTCCTTGGGGTCGCCCCCCAGCCCCGCATTGCGCGAAAACAGCTTGGCAACCTCGGTCGCCGCCGACAGCGACTCGTCGCTCATCATCCGCGCGCCCAGCCGCGGCAGCGCCTGCTCCAGATAAGCCGCGCTTGTCAGCTTGATCCGCTCGTTGGTCAACAGCGCCGAATTCCATTCCAGCGTGAACTGCTCGAACGCGCGCTTGTAGAACGGCAGCTTGGATATCTCGTAGAAGTCCTGCTCGCTGATGCCAAAATCCGCGAAAATAACCCTATAACTGCGGATCGCCATCGCCATCTCGCGGGCGAGCTTCGCTACGGCAACTTCGTCCATGGAATCCAGGGCGCAGGTCCTAGTGTCGGCGTCTGGTGGTTTGCTATCGGGGGCCATGGGAGAGCATTCTATGGCTTGAAATGACAAGCGTCAGCAAGATTTATCGGCTAAGGATGCCAGTATGGTCGATTTAACCGGCACCTGTGAGCATTGCGGACAAACGTTTCAGCGCCGGAAGCGGCGCGATGATAAGATGCTTTTTTGCTCGCAGGATTGCTATACGGCCGGTCGCCTTCGAGGCGGCGGCTCTAAGCATCCTGGTTGGAAAGGTGGCATTGCCGAACGTAGCGCTGCTGAGAATGCCGTCGTGCGCAGGAAGGTGCGGGAGATCGCACGGTGTCAACGGTGCGGTTCTACGGAGAATTTGTGCGGACATCATATCGAGCATTACGCCAAAGCGCCGGAACGGCGTACAGATCCTTCCAACATCGAGGTTCTCTGCGCGTCATGTCATGCGCTTGAGCATCCGGAGATCAAAGGGTTGGTATCCAGACCGCAACTTCGGTCCGGGCGGGCAATCCCCTGTGCCGTATGCGGCAAGATACGCTACAAGCAACCTTTCGAATTGGCCGCAGCTAAATATTGCAGCCGTGCATGCACTAACAAAGGTCGTCATATTGAACCTTCCGGTAAAGAAATTGCCTGTCTTGTATGTGGTAAACTGCGGTATGTGCCGCCGGTCCATTTTTCCAAGGCAAAATATTGTAGCCTGGAATGCTCGGGCGTGTCCCGCCGAGCGGATCACACCCGAGGGCTGCCGCGATCTGGGGTGGATATTGCGTGCATCGTTTGTGGTAAGCTACGTTATGTCAACCAAGCGATGGTCGGCCGGGCAAAATTTTGTAGCCGCGCCTGTGCCGGTATAACGCGCCGTACTCAGGTCCATGTCCATGGCGGTTAATCCTCTAGGCCAACAACAAGGCGTGCTTCAGGTCGTCCCGCCCGCCGCTTTAGAGGCTCACCTGCAAGCTCAGCAACTCGCTCGCTCTCAGGCCGCTGCACCGCCAGAACCAGCGCCACCGGCTTTAGCTGGTTGGGTGCGTTCACAGTTCGAAATATTCCGTAACCACCGCAATACCGCCGCCGGCTGGTCAAATCGCTTGCTCGAGGCCCTGCGCACCTTCAACGGCCAGTATTCGCCAACCAAGTTCCAGGAAGTGAAGAAGTTTGGGGGGTCCGAGGTTTTCGCAAGATTGTCCGCCCAGAAGTGCCGCGCCGCCTCCTCGCTCCTGCGCGATATCTATCTCGGCTCCGACCGCCCTTGGTCGATTCGCCCGCCGGCCGATCCCGACGTCCCGCCCGATATCGTCCAGAAGATCGATGCGCTCATGGCCCACGAGCAGCAGATGATCATGCAGACGACCGGCCAGGCCCCGTCCCCGCAGGACGTCCAGATGCGTCGCGCCGCCCTCATGGCGTCGGCCTCCGACGCCGCCAAGAAGAAGGCCGCCGACCAGGCCCAGACCGCCGAGGACAGGATCGAGGAGATCCTGCGCGAGGGTGGATTTTATCACGCCCTGGCCGAATTCATCGTGGATCTTCCGATCTTCCCGTTCGCCTGCATCAAGGGCCCCACCGTGCGCATCGCGCCCGAGGTCAAGTGGAACAACGGCCAGCCGCTGGTGCGCCAGATCCCGAAGATGGTGTGGAGCCGGATATCCCCCTTCGATATCTGGTTTACGCCGGGCGTGGCGGACATCGCCAACGCCAACGTCATCGAGAAATCGCGCCTGACCCGCGCCGAACTCAACGACCTCCTCGACCTGCCCGGCTTCGACCAGGCCGAGGTCCGCGCCGTCCTCGACGAATACGGCCGCGGCGGCCTCTACGACAACTGGGACACCACCGACGCCGAACGCTCGGTGCTGGAAAGCCGCGAGAACCCCGCCTGGAACCGCTCCGGCCTCATCAACCAAATGGAGTTCCACGGCAACGTCCAGGGCCGCCTCCTGCAGGACTACGGCATGCCCGGCATCGCCGACGAATTGCGCGACTACCACATCGACGCCTACGTCATCGGCAGCCACATCATCAAGGCCAACCTCTCCCCCTCGCCGCGGGCGAGACACCCCTATTACATGACCAGCTTCGAGAAAGTCCCCGGCACCCCCGTCGGCAACGGCCTCGTCGACATGATCGCCGATCTACAAGACGTTGCTAACGCAACGCTCCGCTCGCTGGTCAACAATCTCTCCATTTCCTCAGGCCCGATGGTGGTCATAAATGACGATCGCGTCCGGCCCGAGGACAATGTTGAGGAACTGTATCCTTGGAAGAGATTTCACGCGTCCTCCGACCCGGTTGGAAATAATAGTAAACCTCCGGTTGAATTCTTCCAGCCGCAGTCGAACGCGCAAGACCTGCTGACCGTCTTCAAGGCCTTTGTCGATCTAGCGGACGACATCTCGGCAATCCCCAAATACATCGGCGGCCAGCCCGGTGGCGGCGCAGGACGCACCGCATCCGGTTTGGCCATGCTGATGAACAACGCGGCAAAGATTCTCCAGACCGTTGCTTCTAACGTAGACCGCGAGATATTTGAAGGAGCACTGCAGCAGCTCGTCGATCTGGTGTTGCTCAGTGATACGACCGGGCTTTTGACTGGCGAGGAAAATGTTTCGGTGCAAGGAGTGAGCGTCGCTATTCAGCGTGAAACCCAGCGACAGCGTCAGGTAGAGTTTCTTCAAAGCACGGCGAATCCAATCGACATGGGGATCATCGGAATCAAGGGCCGTGGCGCGGTGCTTCGCAGCGTCGCTCAGACCATCGGGCTCGACGGCGACGAAATCGTACCGTCCGACGACGATCTCGAAAAACTCCAGCAACAGCAGCAAGGCGGCGGCGAGCAGCAGGCGCTCAGCCAAAAAGTGGAACAGGGGATCCAAAGTGGAGTGATGCTGGCAACGCAAAAAATAACAAGCGACTTGACCGCCGGACTCCTGGCCAGCCAGGCCGGCGTCCCGTCCGGCCAGCGCGGCATCCTTCCAGCCCTGACCGGTGGGGCGCCGTTGGGTCCTCTCGGCGCTTCCGGGTCTGGCGCTCCGGGCGGCGGCATGGACCAGATGGCGCGCCAAACGCAGGGCAACCAGCCATCACCATTGTCGCAAGGCAATACCATGCCGACTAGTCTGGTTGGGAATCAGCCCGCGCCTCCGGGCCCAGGAGCGCGACCGCCGGTGCCTGTAGGGGGGCCGCCAGGGTAGAGAACTCGTAAGCAACCATTCGATCTTAACCAGAGAGGAGTACGTCCCATGCCGTCCTATGAGGTTAAATCCCGCGTTACCCACGCTGCCACCGTCGAGACCATCGAGGCGCTGCACCGCGAGGATGCGGTTCATCAGGTCGTGGCCAACGCCACCGCTACTCCGGGCGACGAGATCGACGTTTTGACCGTCACCGAGCTTCCCGGCACCGCCGGCGGCGGCGAGGGCGTCACCGGCGCCACCGGCGGCGTGTTCGGTGTGGGTGAAACCAGGTCGACCAAGGCGCAACTCAACGACATGACCAAGGACGAACTGCTGAGCGTGGCTGCCAGCGAGGGTGCCGAGGTCAGTGAGCATTGGAACAAGGGCGACATCATCGACGCGATCGTCAAGCATCGCAAGCACGCGTGAAGCTGGGGTGGTCCGCGATCCTCAAGAACGAGGCAGCGATCATATCGCGCTGCCTCGACGGCATTCTGCCGCATGTCGACTACGGGCTCGTGGTCGACACCGGTTCGACCGACGGCACGCCTGATATCGTCAAGAAAGCGTTCGCCGACGCCGGCAAAACGGTCGAGATCGAACATACGGTGTTTCACGACTTCGCCCAGGCGCGCAACGAGGCGCTTGCCTTTGCGCGTGCGAGCCATCTGCCGTGGGACTACTTGGTCTTATCGGACGCCGACATGGCCCTGGTTGTCGACGATCCCGACTGGAAGCGGCAGCTCAACGGCGGTCTCGCTTACGACGTGCGGCAGGTTGCCGGAACACTGAACTACTGGAACCGGCGCATACTGAGCCGCAAGGCTACCGGTGACTATAAGTGCCCCACGCACGAATTTTTAGACGTGCCCACGGCGGGCAATATCGACGGCATCTGGTTCAAGGACCACGCCGACGGGCACAACAGGCCGGGGAAATTCGAGCGGGACATCAAGCTGCTCGAAGATATGCTGAAGACCGAGACGAATGAAGGTCTCATACAGCGCGCCCATTTTTATTTAGGCCAATCATATTTCGACGCTAAAAATTGGTCGAAGGCTGCGGAGCACTACAAGATCCGCGCCTCTCTCGGTGGCTTCGCCGAAGAACGCTGGAACGCGCAGCTGCATTACGCTCACGCGCTTGGCAATTTAGGACGGCATGCGGAGTTCCTTTGGGAGATGCTGCACGCCTATCAGATGCGTCCGTCGCGGGCCGAAGTGCTGTATGACGCAGCTAGGTTCTTCAGGGAGCGCGGCGAGAACCACTCGAGCCTGCTGTTCTCGGAAGCCGGCATGCAGATAAAGCGGCCCGACGACCAGCTGTTCGTCAACAACTTCGTCTACAAATCGGGCTGTCGGGAGGAGTTCTCGATCTGCGCCTACTACGCAGGCGGTAAAATCCGCGACCGCGGCGCGCAGGTCTGCAACGATCTGGCACTCGAGGGCAGCGAGCAGGCCATGAGCAATCTGTATTGGTACCTCAAACCGCTGGTGGACCATGTTCCTTCCGCTCGATCCGTCCGACTTCAACCCCAGATCGCCGAGGGCTACGCCGCGACCAATCCATCGATCATCAACCACCAAGGCAAGCCGATGGCGATCGTGCGCGCCGTCAACTACACGATCACGCCGGAGGGGGTGTATGCGATCCGGGGTAAGGATGGCACTTGCAGTCCTGATTGGTTTGTCAATCCTATCAATACCCGCAATTATCTGGTGCATCTATCCGATGATCTGGAGTTGACCGCAGTAAATGAACTGCCATTGCCGGAGAATTGGCCGGAACCGAAGTTTCATCCGGTGCGCGGCCTGGAGGATTGCCGGCTGTTCGAATGGCAGGGCGGCTTGTGGACGATCTCGAACGTGCGCGAACTGAACCCCGAGGGCTGGTGCGAGCAGGTCATGGTCCCGCTCAACGCGCGCGGCCAGCCTTGGACGCGGATTTTGCCCAAGGAACGCAAACACGAAAAGAATTGGATGCCGTTGGTCGACGGGGACAATTTGTATTTCATTTATCGGCTTGGGACGGCGCTCAAGGTCGATGGCAGCGTGTTCAACAGCTATGATCCTGGCTTCGATGTCAGCCACATAAGCGGAGGGTCACAGGTCATCGAAGTTCCTGGAGGGCTCCTGTGCCTGGTGCATGAGGCGAGGACGATCCCAGGCCGGTCCAACCGCTATTACCAGCACCGGTTCGCCCTTATGGTGCATGGTGCAGGCATCCGGCTCTCGCCGCCGTTCGTGTTCCACGACAAGCAGATCGAGTTCGCAGCCGGCCTGGCCTACTTCCCCGATGAGTACGTCGATCACGAACCCGATGGGGAGGGATTGTTGATGGCAAGTTTCGGCGTCATGGACCGCGAGGCCTGGGTTTGTGTGTTAGATCTACAGGAGGTTTTACGGTTCATCGAGGAGCCGCGATGAGCGTGCTGGCCGTCACCGGCTTTATCCCAATCCCCGGTCATCCCCGCCCGGCGCAGGACTACGAAAGGCTCGGCGCGCAACTGGCCGCAGCCGACATCAAGTTGCTGCGCCTCGACACCGCGCTCGAGGCGTGCTGGCTCTACCGGCATCTGCAATGGCACGGGCCGGTGACCCACTCGACCGCCGACAACCCGGCCAAGAACTCGCTCGCCTACCACATCGTACAGGCGGAGAAGTCCGAGCTCATCGCGGACGCCGCCGATCTGGTTCCCGGCGCCGACGTCATCGTCTGGATCGATCTCGGCATCTTCCACCTGCCGGGCATGACCGCCGGCGTGATCGAGGGCTTCATGGCCGGCGCTGCGGCCGAAGAAGCCATCGCCATCCCGGGCTGCTGGGAGAGGAACTACCAATACGACGATCGCTACCCGTGCTGGCGGTTCTGCGGGGGCCTCATGGTCGTGCCGCACGAGCACGCCGCCGCGCTCGCCGCTGTGATGAGGGACGAGTGCAAGCGCCATCTGCGGGAGACCGGTAACCTGAGTTGGGAGGTCAACACCCTTTGCCGTGTCGAAGAACGCTACCCGCAGTTGCCGATTCGGTGGTATGGTCCCTGCAATCATGATGCGTCCATGTTTTTAAACTATCAGGCAACGGAGCATGCCGATGGTATTCAAGCGCAAGTACGAAGGGTCTAAAGCTGATTTGGCCGAAGACAAGAAAGGCGCCAAGCGCAAGGGCGTCTCGCTCAAGGACTACGAGACTTCCGCACAGGACAAGGCCGAGGACCGCAAGGGCCAGGCCAAGCTGGGCCGCAAGAAGTGAGCCATGATGACGAGCGTCCGCTCTTGGTTCGCGGACAACCGTTAGGTGGGCCGATAAAATCTGCCGTGTAATTTGCGGGCGGCGGCTTCATAAGCCGCTGCTGCTTCCTCGCGAGTATTGAATGTGCCAAGATAATGCTGCTTTCTACGTATCTTTATTTGTCCTTCCCATTTGTCGGTTCGCTTTACAAAAAATGCGCCCTTTAATCCTGATGTGTTATTTTTACCTAAACGGCGGTTCCATTGTTGCTCTGTAGGAGTGGCGAGTCGTAAATTTGTAATTCTGTTATCGGTTCGTTTGTTGTTGATGTGGTCGATGCTGACAGAGGGGTCATTACCCGTGGTTAGTTTCCAGATTACTCTGTGAACTAATTGCGGAATTCTATCGATAGTGATGACATGGTAACCTTTGGTGCCTAATGCTGTACCGGCTCGTTTTGTAGCAAATCTGCTGTTCCATATTGCCCATGCATTTTTCGTTGAAAAATGTTCTCGATGCCAATGTTTCCAATACAGTTTTCCGGTTTCCGGATCGTAGTCTAGGCGAGAACGTAAGTAGTCGACAGGAGGCAGCACTTTAGTAATATGGTGGTCGGGCATCGATCCGCTCCACACGGTTCGAGGTCAAGTAGCGGGCGGTGTGGAAGCACCGACCCGCTGCGCATCCTAGTGGGGTGGATGGTGATCGACAAGGTAAGATCGTGGTTTCAGGACAATCAGGCGCTAGTCGTTTTCCTCATAGCGCAGGCGATTGCCATTGGCGCCGTGTCGATTTCCACGGTAGCGTACATGGTTCGACTGGAAACGCGGGTGAATACATTGGAGGTGCGTGGTTCACCGCACCTCCAGGAGATCAACAACCGGTTGACGGTGTTGGAGAGCACGACGCGGGATAACAAGGACACGCTCAATCGGGTGACTGAGATCATGACCAGGCAATTATCCATCAACCCGTCGGCAAAGCCATGAACGAAGACAGGGTGCTTACGGTTGCTGGTGCCAATCTAATCAAGCACTACGAAGGCTGTTTGAAGAAAGTTGGCGGTTATTATCAACCGTACCATTGCCCTGCTGGAGTTCTCACGATTTGTTGGGGCCACACTCATCATCACGGGAGAGAGTTCAATGCCGACTCTCGATGGACGATGGAAGAGTGCAATCAAGCGTTTCTGGAAGACATGGGGACGTTTGAGCGAGCTGTACGTAAACTTGTCAAAGTGCCTCTCGAGCCATGGCAGTTCGACGCCCTCGTCTCCTTCTGCTACAACTGCGGAGAAGGAAATCTCGCCAAAAGCACTCTCCTCAAAAAAGTAAACGCCGGGGATTTCGAAGGCGCTGCGCTGGAATTCCAGAAGTGGAACAAGGGCGGCGGGAAGGTCCTGTCTGGCTTGACCCGTCGGCGGGCCAGCGAGGCCCTGCTGTTTCAGAACATCACCGATGACGATTACGACGGCAAGCCGGACAAGGTCATTCGGCCGATCCCGGAGCCGATGCCGCAGGCGGTCGATGATCCAGAGGGTTAGCCATGCGGTATGATCGTTCGATGTACGGTGCCGCTGCGATATTCGTGGCCCTCGTGATCGTGGTGCTTGCGCTGTATTTTTTCAGCGACGTGCCCCCGCCAATAGGCGAATAGGAGGCTGATATGGTCGCATTGCTGGTCTATCTCGTCATCATCGTCATCGTCTGCATCTTCCTGTGGTGGCTGTTGCAGCAAGTCGCCTTGCCGGAGCCGTTGCGGAAAATTGCGATGATCGTGATGGTGGCGATCGGTGTGATCGTGTTGATCGGTTTGTTGTTGCAGTTTACTGGTAATGGTGCTTTGCACATACCTAGGCTGCAATAGGAGGGGATTATGGCATTGACGTCCTTATTGGCGACCATTCCGGCTGGGCAGTCGGTATCGAATGCGGTTGATTGTTCGTCTGGCAGGGTCGTTCGCATCATCATGCCACCGAGTTGGACCGGGGCGGCATCGTTGTCGTTTTGCACGTCGCCGGACAATACGACTTTTCACGACTTGTATCATACGATAGCCGAAACTTACGCGACCAATGAAGTCATCATACCGGCCGTGACGCCGAATTCGGCGGTGGTCATGCCGACTGGTTCGGGCGACAGCTTCAACTGGGTCAAGCTTCGATCCGGCAATCACGCGGCGCCTGTGGTGCAGGCTGCTGACCGGGTGTTTCAGATCATTGTGGATGTAGCGGATGCTGCGGCATCGGGCGGCGGGTCGGATCTGATGGCTGCTTTGGGCGCGATGTTCGCCCCGATCGTCACCGGGGCGGTCATGAACCCATCGATCGCCGATATGGTTTCTAATCCTCCCGGCAGTGCCGTGGTCCAGATGCAGGCAGGCAACGGTAACTACACCACGATGGTGCCTCCCCCGACTTGGACGATCTTTTCCGAGACGCTGAATGGCACGTCGACATCCGGTTGGTGGACTATCGACCAGTACGGCAACCTGATTCCGGCTTCGACGACGCCGGGCAGGCTCAATCCGGACGATTACGCGGTCGTCAGATGCCAAGCGACGAACGCCTTCGGCTCCGGGGTGGGCGACTGCATGATGACGTTCGTGGCTTGAGGGGGGTTGCGGTGGCGATTCAAAAAGCTGTTCGGGTCATGACGTGGGCAGTGGCGGATGGGGTCTCGACGTCGTTTTCGTTTAATTTGAACATCAGCCCTTATTGGGTCGGGACCAGCGGTCCTACTAGCGTAGCAGGTGCTATCGTCAATTGGTTCGGCGGGGCGTCTTCCAGTAGCAAGTTTCCGCCTCCGACAGGTGTCGTGGCGATCGCTGGAGCTGATTCAGCGACCCTCGACAGTCCGGTTGTCACGGTTAACGTGCCGGTACAGCCGGCCGGATCGAGACACGAGGTCATCCTCGATCTGTTGTTCGATTGATGGGGTTACGGTAGAATGCGTGGAAACCAGCAGGAGGCAAACATGGCCGAGAAGTCGAAAGTGGAATCCGAAAAGAATGTCGAGTTTGCTAAAGGGGGTTCGGACAATCACATGTTCGGACCGCAGGCGGCGGGCCCGGACAAGCCGGGCGACACCGGCAAGGATCAGAGCAGCGCTCCTGGTGCCAAGTTCGCCAGCGGCGGATCAGGCAAGATGTTCGGATTCAATCCGTCAGTGCCGGCGACGGCCGGGCAAACAGGTGCCCGCTGATGGCACGAGGAATGGGACCGCGCATGCCCAAGGTGCCGATGCCGAAGGCGCCCAAGCCGATCGACCCCACCAAGGCCGTATCGGTGCCCCCGCGGCTCAAGCCCATCTCCACCCGTGACTACGGCAAGGGCGGCACGCCGCTTTCGGGAGCGCCGAACTTCGGCGTCCAGGGCGCCGGCATCGGCTACGGAGGGCCAAAACCCTATGGCACCATTTAAGAAGCATCTTACCCCCCTTTCGAAGCACGGCCGCGTGGTCAAGCATGTCGGCAAGGGTTCGTCTCAGCGGCCTATGAACCCGATGGCGCCGCCGCAGAGTAGCTTTCCTGCGGATCCGCAGCCGACCAGCGATCAGTCGCAGATGCCGGCCCCGCCGTTGGGCGGGCCACCGCTCGGCTCGAGCCCGCCCATGGCCGGGACCCCGCCCGGGGTGCCTGACCCTACCGACCCAGGGCAATGAGCACGAAACGCGCAAAAACTCTTTCCGCCGGGGTGACAACGACAGTGTCACCGCAGACGATCGATTGTCTGGTAGAGTGGTACGACATTGCATTCTACAGGTACCTCGTGTTTCTTCATGACGAAATACGCCGTCGTTTGCGCGACGATTCTGGTGTGCTGCCGGAATTCCTCGACATCGAGGTGAAGCGGGTGATGGCTCGCACATTGTCGAGATGAGCGTATCGACCAAGGAAATTTCTGAAGCGACCCGGTTCCTGCGGAACGCGGCCCCGCAGCAGTACGAGAAATTCGTCGCTGCTTTTGCTAATTATTCGGCCCAAACCACCGACCTGATGGTGCAAGCGACTGGCGATCTGCCGGTCATGCAGGGCCACGCCCAGCAATGCAAGAAATTGCTGCGCATCCTGGAGGAGATAAGACATGGCTGACGTGACCGTCGACGAAAAGCCGATGGCGAAACTGCCGATCGATCCGGACTCGATCCCCGACGCCGTGAAAAAGCGTGCCGCGGCGGTCGATGCGCTTTACAACAAGAAAGGCCAGCTTGCTGAGCCCGCGCCGGAGCAACCCTCTGCCCCGCCGCCGGAAGCTCCGGCTCCGCAGGCGCCGGCTCCCGCCGCCCAAGCCACACCACCGGCTGAGCCAGCGCCTGCGGAACCCGCTCCTTCCTCCGAGCCCAAGCCTGAGAATTGGGAGCATCGCTATCTGGCGATGAAGGGGCGCTATGACGCGTCGCAGAAGACGCTCGCCGAGATGCAGGAGCAGATGACCCAGCTCGGTAACGAACTGTTACAGACCCAGCAGACGGTTTATCACAATGGGCGCACCGCACCGTCTTCGCTGCCGCCGCCACCGGCTTACGTGACGGAGCAGGACGTCCAGAACTACGGCAGCGACCTGATCAACTTCACCCAGCGCGCCGCCGCGCAGGCGCTAAGCCCCGAGCTGCAGGAGATCAAGCAGCAGAACGCCGAGATGCAGCGGCGCCTCGCGGTCGAGGCGCGGCGGAACCTGGACCAGCGCCTCGAGCTCGCGGTGCCGAACTTCCGCGACGTCGACCGCGATCCCCGCTGGCACAGGTGGCTGCTCTCGCTTGACATGCTTTCGGGCCGTGTTAGACAGCAATTGTTGAACGAAGCGATTTCAGCGGCCGACGC